ACGCTTTGAGATTATCAACCACAGAAGATGGTACACATAATGACGGAGAAGCGTACACAGCAGGTGTAACAGTCACAGGAAAAGCAGGAGAAGCAGGTGCGCAACTCAAGATTGAAGTATCAGATGATACACCAGACTTATATTACTACTGTGTGAATCACAACGGCATGGGTGGCAAGATAGAAACAAGAGAAGTAGAAGAAGCTAGACCACACGAACCCTACCACGAAGAAGAAGAGGAAGAGAAAGGCTACAAAGAAGATGAAGAAAGGGCTACAGAGACAGACGAGATCAGAGACTTTTATGGTGATGAAGCACTAAGGAGAGACTTCGAGTTCGACAGGAACAAGATAGACGAAGAGAAGCGTACAGTCGTGATAGGTGTTTCAAGCGAAGAACCAGTACAGCGCAGGTTCGGCTATGAGGTCTTAGGACATAAAGAAGAGGAGATAGACATGGAGTTCATGGCTAGTGGTAGAAGTCCACTTTTATTAGACCATGATGCCACCAAACAAATAGGCGTAGTCGAAGAATTTGGCATCGACAAAGCCAACAAAAGAACAGTTGCCAAAGTAAGATTTTCAAAGAACAGAATGGCAGAGGAAGTCTTTGAAGATGTGAAGGACGGCATACGACAGAACATATCTGTTGGCTATCAAGTCAACAGTATGCAGAAGGAAGATGAAGAGATACAGGACGTGCCTGTATATCGAGTTAACTCTTGGTCGCCTTTGGAAGTTTCAGCAGTCAGTGTACCAGCAGACCAGTCACGTTTGGTAGGTTTCGCTAGAGCTAAAGAAACACCAAAAATAACTATTAATTCTAACGAGGAAAAAATTATGGAAAACGTTGAAAACAATGCACCAGAAGTTAATCCTGAAGAGTTAAGAAAGCAGTTTGCACAAGAAGCTAAACAAATTAGCGATCTTGGACAACAGCATGGACAAGCTGATTTAGCTAAAAATGCTATTGCAAAAGGCATGAGACTTAACGAATTTCAGAATGAGCTTTTGAAAGCACTTGAAAGCAAACCTCTAGATTTACCTTCTGACGTAGACATGAAAGTAGAAGAGAAAAGAGAATACTCTTTACTCAAAGCTATTCAAGAATCTGCTCAAGGCAATCTTTCTGGACTTGAAAGAGAAGTATCAGATGAAATTGCTCATCAGACAGGCAAAGCAGCAAGAGGTTTTTATATGCCAACAAATATTGGTTTCGGTAAAAGGGATCAAACAGTTGGATCAAATAGTGGCGGTGGCTTCTTAAAAGGCACAGATCATCTTGCCAATGAGTTCATCGAAGCTGTTTATGCAAAATTGGTCATAGGTCAGGCTGGAGCTAGAACTCTTCAAGGCTTAAAGGGTGATATATCAGTGCCGAAACTATCAGCATCAGTTACCAATTCAGCTTTTGTAGCAGAGAACTCAGCACCAAGTGAAGGTTCAGCTACTTTTGCACAAGTAACAATGTCACCAAAAACTCTAGCAGCTTTTGTTGATGTTTCTAGAAAACTTATGTTGCAATCTGATCCGTCAGTTGAAGCAGTATTAAGAGAAGATGTAATCAATACATTTGCTAGAAAAATTGACGAAGTAGCTATTGAAGGTGGTGCAAGTAATCACCCAAGCGGTATTTTAGCTTCTGTATCTAACAATGTTGAAGCTATCGGTACTAATGGTGGTGCTATTGCTTACACAAACATTGTTAACCTAATTCAGAAAGTAGAAGAAGATAATGCCATCAGAAATGATGCATCTACTAAGTTCTTAGGTAACTCTAAAGTAACAGCTAAACTTAGAACTACATCAAAACAGAGTGGTGGTGCTGAAGGTAACTTTATCTTAGAGCCTAACAATACAATGATGGGATACGACTATCTATCATCATCATTAGTGCCATCTGACCTTACTAAAGGTTCAGGTAGCGCATTGTCAGCTTTAATATTTGGTGACTTCAGTCAAGTCTTACTTGGCTACTATTCAGGTGTTGACGTAGTGGTTGATCCATTTACAGGTTCAAGCGCAGGTACTACAAGACTTGCCTTCTTCCAAGATATGGACGTAGCTATACGTGACGAAAATGCCTTTGCAGTATGTAAAGATATTGTCACTTAATTAAGTAACACTTAATGACTAGGGCTACTTCGGTAGCCCTTTTTTATGTATAATCGAAATATGAAACAGAAAAAAATCAAGTTCGAGGTCAATCAGACTTTTTATTATGCAGGTAACAAATACGTATCTGGCGATGTGGTAGAGTTGCTTGAACACGAAGTTTCCGAATGGGCAGCGAAGGGCTACGGCACAGCAGCCAAAGCTAAAACCAAAAAGGAAAAGTAATGGAAGTAACAGCTACAAAAAAAGTATGCTACAACAGCATTTGGTACGAAGCAGGTGACACTTTTGAAATCAAGGCAGAAGATTTTGCGCTTCTATCTGATTTAAATGCAGTTACAGCAAAAGGTAAAGGCAAAGCCAAAGCTAATAAGGCAGCAGACAATATCAAGACAAGATAATGGCGCTAGAAACAGCACAGGACTTGTTAAACTTTTTTGACACCGATGCACATGGCGCAACAGCAACAGTCACTATCAATGGTAGTGCTTCTAGTATTAGTGTCATCATTAACAAAGAATACTTTGCTATCGCTGGTGAATCAGTTGATGTCGATGGCACACAGCCAGTAGTAACTTGCAGATCGTCAGATGTAACAAACATAGACACAGCAGACACCATAGCTATTGATGGTACAACCTTTAACATAGTCAACATACAACCAGATGGCACAGGCATAACAACACTAATATTGCAGGATTAAATGTTAAAAAATATTATTAGCACCATAGCACCAGCACTAGGATCAGCGCTTGGCACACCACTAGGCGGTGCAGCAGTCAGTATGATTGCAGAAAAGTTAGGAGTACCCAATAATCAAAAATCAGTTGAAAAAGCAATACAACAAGCGACACCAGAACAGTTACTAGAACTTAAGAAGGTAGAAAAAGACTTTGAAGTAAAGATGAAAGAACTAGAAGTTGATGTCTTTAGGCTTGAGACACAAGACGTGCAAGATGCTAGAAAAACTTTTTCAAAAGACTGGACTTCTAAATTACTAGGTCTTGTGGTTATAGGTGGTTTCATGGGTTATATCTTTTTAGTCACTATACAGCCACCTGAACAAAACTCAGAAGCTTTGATCAACCTTGTATTAGGTTATTTAGGTGGTTTAGCATCAGCAGTTATATCTTTCTATTTTGGTGCATCACATAAGAACGAGAAAGAATAATGGCACATAAAAGACAAGCAATCAGAGAAAGGGTAGCCAGTACACTGACAGGTTTGACAACCACAGGTTCTAATGTCTTTCAGAGCAGAGTATATCCCATAGAGAATACCAAACTACCTTGTTTGTTGATCTACACAAGAGAGGAGACTTCAGAGCCTTTGGTGATGAATCCACCCAGAACAATAGAAAAAGTTTTGTCTTTGGTTATAGAAGGTTATGTCAAAGCCAACACTAATTTTGACGATACAATAGATACCATTTGTGAAGAAGTAGAAGAAGCTTTGTTTACAGATAGATTAATTAATAATCTTGCTCTTGATAGCTTTTTAATCAACACAGATATATCTTATAACGGAGAGGGTGATAATCCTTTAGGAATAGTTGTAATGACTTTCCAAATAACTTATCATCATACAGAAGGAAGTATTTAATTATGGCAACTTTTTCAGGTTCAGCAGGTGTAGTCAAAGCAGGTGGCAACGCTATTGGTGAAATCAGATCATTCACTGTCGATCAGACAGCCGACACAGTAGAAGATACAGCGATGGGTGATAGTTTTAGAACTTTTAAAACAACTCTTAAAACTTTCACAGCTTCAATCGATGCACTTTTTGATGATACAGATACGGCTCAAACCAATATGACTATTGGCACTGAGTTGAATTTTTTGTTTCACCCAGAAGGCACAGGTTCACCCAAAAGACAATTCGCTGGAGATGGTATTGTGACTGGCATATCTCATAGTCAAAGTTTCGATGGCTTAGTGGAGAGATCATTCACAGTACAAGGCACTGGTCAACTAACCATCACCGATCAATAATAATTGAAAGCAATAGATCGAGCCAAAGCTCACTTTGACAGTCTTGATGTCAAAAAAATAGTTGTGCCTGAGTGGGGTGAAGCAGATGCACCTTTAGAAATCTATGCCAAGCCTTTAACCCTACAAGAAACCTCTAAGCTTTATGCTATGGCGAAAGACAACGAGATGACTATGTTGGCTTATGTGCTTATATACAAAGCCTTAGATGCGAATGGCGATCAAATCTTTTCTTTAGAAGATAAACAAACACTGCTGACAAAAGTAGATCGTAATGTCCTAATCAGAGTATCTAACGAAATCATGGCGGAAAAGCCACAAGATGAAGTAAAAAAAAGTTAGCAGACGACCACCACCTCTATAATCAATTACAACTTGCCGAACTTCTAGGCAAATCACTCTATGAGGTTCAGCAAATGTCTATAGAAGAATACCAATTATGGACAGCATACTTTAGAATAAAAGCAGAAAGACAGAAAAATGGCTAACCAAACATATAAGATTCTCATATCTGCTAAAGACAAAGCTAGTGCTTCTTTTAGGTCTTTAAATAAAGTTGCAGGTGCAACAAGCAAAGTTGTTGGTGGTTTGACCAAAGGTGTAGCCACTGCCACAGTTGCCCTTACAGCAGCTTCAGTAGCAGTAGCAGCAGTCGCTAGAAGTTCGTTTGAGTTTGCAGATGCTATCGGCAAAGTCTCAACTAGAACAGGCATAGCTACAGACACAGTACAAGCCTTCCAAATAGCAGCAGTCGAATCAGGTTCTTCTGTAGAGATTGCTAACAAGTCCTTAGAAAAATTTACTAGATCGGTTGGTGATGCGCAAAGAGGTCTAAAAACACAAGCAGACATATTCAAAGACCTTGGTGTTTCTATAGAAGATGCTAACGGCAATACAAAAGACATGGACACTCTTTTACGTGAGGTGTCTGATGGCATGGCAGGTCTACAATCACAATCAGAAAAAGCTACAGTTGCAGCCAATCTGTTTGGTCGTGCTGGTATTCAAATCGTAGATATCTTAGACAATGGTGGTGCTGCTTTTGATGCTTATATAGACAAAGCCAAAGCTTATGGCTTGGTCTTAAGTGAAGATGGTATTAGAAAATCTGAGAAGTTTAACGATACATTGGCTTTTATTACAAGGCAATTCAAGACAGCCACAGCAGCTATATCTATAGCTTTCTTGCCGATACTACAAAACTTGGCTACTACTTTCAAAGAAGTAACAGCATCTACTGTAGTTGGTCAAGATGGTGTCATGAAGTTTGGCGAAAGCATAAGAGATGTGGTGCTTGAACAAGTTGACGGCTTCATTAGAGGTTTTGCAGACTTTCTTGATGCTATACACAATGTCAGACGAGGGCTTGTGCAGTTTGCTGTTGATGTCAAACGTAAATTCTTAGAAACAGAATTAGCAACTTTGCAATTCAGAAAAAACATGGACATCTTAGGTCTTGCCACAGAAACTTTCGATGCTTTGATAAGAGCCACAAGCACAGCACTAGACGAAAATTCAGATAAAATGAGAGTGTTCGATATGCTGAATAAATCAGGTGGCGATTCAGTCAGAAAGTTTGCAGACGATCTGAAAACACATTTTGTTAAAGTTTTAGGCATGAGTGATGAAGAAGCCACCAACCTGATTGACAGTTACAATACACTCATTAATGGTTTCGCAGAGACAAGTGTTTCAGACATAAGCAAACCTTTGGACACATTCAGAAATAGCTTTAATGAATTTAACAAAGAAATTACCGAACAAAACATGATAGTTAAAGCTTTCAAAGATGCTGAAGATGCTCTTGTAGAATTTACTAAAACAGGGAAACTTAATTTTAAAAGTATGATTGATAACTTCATACAAGAATTGATACGTCTACAAATACGAATGACAATCATCAAACCATTTTTCGATGCTTTTGAAGCAGGTGGTGGTTTGTTTGAGGGTGGCTTACGTGCAGGTATTAATTCATTATTTGGTACAAATTTTGATGGCGGTGGTTTTACAGGTATGGGTGCAAGAGCAGGTGGCATAGATGGCAAAGGTGGCTTCCCAGCTATACTACACCCAAACGAGACAGTCATAGACCATCAAAAAGGACAAACAGGTGGTATCGTTATAAATCAATCACTAAACTTCGCTACAGGTGTCCAAGATACTGTCAAGAATGAGGTGCTACAAATGTTGCCTGATATTGCCGAAACTTCTAAAAGCGCAGTTTTAGAGGCTATGCAAAGAGGTGGTAACTTCAGAAGAGGTATGCGATGATTATTGACATACCGACTAACACTAACTTCGCTTCTGTGACTTTTACGCTGAACAGAAACATAGCAGCTAGTAGATCAGTATTCACCAACAGACAAAGGACACAAGAATACGATGGGGTATTTTGGTCTGCACAACTTACCTTACCACCCTTACAAAGGACAGATGCCTTAGAGTGGGTGACATTTTTAACCAGACTACAAGGTGTCAAAAATACGTTTTTGCTTGGTGATCCCTCACATACAACTAACACTGGTACATACAATGAAACCTTCCTACAAACTACAAACTTAATATCAGATACCAGCGAAACTTTATCATTTACAGCCTCAACCAAAACAATATCAGCAGCCAACAGTATTTTTAGTTCTGCTCTAGCAGGTGCATTTATTCTTGTGTCAGGCGCTACTAATGACGATAACAATGGCACATTTAAAATAACCTCAAAAACTTCTAACACTGCTGTCGTGGTAGATCGTGCTTTAGTTGATGAATCATCTACCGCTAGTTGTAAAGTACAGCAAAACGTCAAGGGTGTGACTGGTCTATCACTAAGCAGATTATCTAGTGGCACAGGCACTATCAAGAAAGGAGATTATCTAGCTGTCCACGATGCTGCTTCTGCAACCTCTGACCCTGTGCAATACCTATTAGCTGTCGAAGATGCTACTGTGACTGGCACAAACTATGCAGTAAGAACCGAACCAAAACTTAGACAAAACATAACCGATGGTCATTATGTCAAGTTCGCCACACCCAAAGGACAGTTCAGGTTAGTGTCAAACCAAACAAATTGGTCTGTCAATCAAGCTAGTCTTTATGGTATATCTTTCACAGCAATAGAGGTTATCAATGGCTAGTAGAGACATACCAGCAGCCATAACTAACAGATTAGCTAACGATCAACAACAAATCGCTTATGCGGTCAATCTTGGCTTCGATTCTGGTGCTGTCAATGTTTGGACAGGTGCAGGAGATTTTACTGGGAGTGATGGCATTACCTATATTGGCGCTGGTGAATTTTTGAGTGTGTCCAATGTAGAAGAAAGTGCTGAGCTATCCTCAACAAATTTGACTATAACGTTATCTGGTCTGAACAGCAAGATAGTAGAATATGCCACCACAGAAAATTATCAAAGCAGACCAG